GGCGCAACGGATCATTCGTTTTGCCTAGAGCATTGGTCATATATTGGCCAATTCCCCCTGGGCGAACCGTTGGCGAGGGGCTGAATCCCCCCCGCCAATGTTTCCGATACTACCGTCGTAAGTGATTAGCCAACCTGAGTGGAGCAAAGCGCGGCCAGCAGCATGCTGCCCGCCGCCTCGCGCGCGGCACGCTCCCCGAGCAGGTCGTCAACCTCGTCGTAGTCATATACGCCATCGACAATTCCGGTATCCTCTTCCGAGGCCTCGGGCGCGGGTTGGGCGGGTTGGGCGGTGGTCGGCGGCGCCACTACCGGCGCCGGCTCAAGCGCCTTCCGGGCGGCCAGCAGCTCGCGGCGCGAGGCCAGCAGCTCCTTACCGCTGATGGTGCGGAGATAATCCGCCGCGATCTTGAGTTCCTCCATGCCGAAGTCCGCGTGAAAGCCATCTATCTGGTCGATTATGCTCTTGAGTTTGGCCGCGACTTTCGTTTCGTTATGGTCGGGATCGTTCGCCACCGCGTAATCGATCAAGGCTTGTTCGGTGACGGGCGCGGCCAGCTTGCCATCCTTGACGGCGCGCGAGACGTGCATGATCAGGTGATAGAAGCGCGATTGCCACTTGCGAACCGGCGTCTCGACGTCCTTGCGCTCGCCGGGTTCGACGCTGGCCAGCAGTTCAGTCTCATCGGCCCAGAGCTTTTCACACGTGGTCTTGATATCGGGCAGGTGGCCGCGAACCTTTGGCGAGGCGAAAACTTTCATTTCCGATATGAACACGCCAACGGTTTTCGCCGTGCGGTCATCCGAATTGCCCATCTTGGCGGCACGCTCGCAGGCCTGCGCCACCTCGGCATGCGTCCAGTCCTCGGCATGCGCCATCGCGGCCACGTCGGAGATGACGCTGAGCCGGGTATTGTTGCCATCCTGAGACGCGGCGTTCATCGCATCCTGGGCCGAGAACAACCTGTCGGCGGGCTCGGACAGCACGCCGCACGCGGCACGTATGCGCGATGCGATATCGTTCACACGCTCGGACGCGACTTCGACGATTTTGGCCATGTGGTGTTACTCCGGTCGTAAAGGTTTGAGACAGGCACGCGGATCATTCGATGCCGCGTTGAGCGGTGCGCTCATGACAATCCGGTCAAAGGCATGGCCGCGAGCGTGCCAGTGCACTGGCCACGGGTGCGGGGGGCGATGCCGGATTATCACGAAAGCAACGCGAAGGCCTTACCTCTCATTGGTTCGGCAGTTCACTGGATGCCAGCCCATGGGCTGGCGAATAACCGTGGCATGCACGGTCGGGGGGCCGCGTCGCCTCGACGTATCGGGGGCGGCATGTATCAAGCCCGCCAGGCGCGGCGGGCTAAGCTATTCGCACACTGTATCCTTTCGTTGGGATTGCTGTTACGCGCGGCACGCCGCGCGTAACCGTAATCTTAACGGTCGTAGCGTTGGAAGAATTCGACCACGTCCAGACTGTAATCATCGGGCCATGGCTCGTACGGGTCCAAGGGTTCCGCCGGATCAAAGTCATTCTGATCCGGCGAGAGTAAGCTATCGTTTACGACGGTAGTATCAATCAGAAACGATAGCAGGGTGTTCATGGCGCGCATGTTATTTCCCTTTGCGAACGATGCAGAAGCTGAGTTGAAGCCGTCCCATGCGCAGGAAGCGCAGGCCGCCGACTTTGAAGTATCGCATTGCCTATCCCCTTGTTCCGATGAAAGCGCGCGCCACGTCGGGCGCGCTGGTGATACCCTTGCAGGCGCCAGTCGCGCCGCCCATCATGTTGCCCTTGTTCTTCCAGGTGTTTGTCATCGGGCCAGCGGTGTAGCGGCGGATCTTGATTTCAGCGGGGTAAACCGTCGGGATTTTCTCGCTGTCGGGTGCCGCGCGATACATGGGAGCGGCGAACGGGTTGGGCGCGAATTCGCGAGGCTTGATCGCGAAAGGTTTGCTGCACTTTAACGCCAGGTCGCCAGCCTTGGGCTGGCGTTTGTGTTTGGACATCGTGTTACTCCCGTAGTTAATCACAGTCGCGATTGACTGCGGGAGCAACGCTATTGGCGCGCCGATGGTCTGGCGCGCCATGCGTTAGGCTTAGGCGTTAAGGGTTGTGGCACTTTGTTGTTTGTCGATCCCTCCGCACTGGGTATGCCGCATCATGCGCCGTTCATTGCGTCGCACCGCGTCCCGCCGGAACCCATTTGACCGCGTGATTTGTCGCGGTCGGGCAATGCCGTTCGAGGCAGAGCCTATTGAGGGACCTACTTGCTTTTATCCTACAGCTGCAAGCGAACTGGGGTCGCGGGGTGGCGCCGCGCAGGGTTGTAAATCCCACGCGTGTCCCGCCAGATGGATACTCCGCCCGATCGTAAGTCGCTCGTCTAGTTGCGCCCATGTGCAAGGCGGGTGTCTTAACATTCCCATACACTAAGCGCCGTTCAACTTAGGCTGACCGGATTGTGCTCCCCGAAGCGGTCGCACTATCCACGCGCGGGCCCGCCCGCGGTGTCTCCCAGAGTTCGTCGCAAGTAAGGACAATCCAGGCTAAGCCCCCGCAACTCTGGCTGAGAGGATGTCAGGTTGCCCTCTCGACAAGGTGTGCGACGATTTACTACCGGCGTGCCCCCCACCCCCCATCTGTCCAAGGGGGGCCCCTGGGCCCACCGCCCTTTAGGTACTCTCCACCTACGTGGACAGCCTTGAAAACAAACTTATATGCATCATCGCAATAATTAAAATTAAAAAACCCAGCCCCCATATGAAACCAACATTACATTCTTGATTATTGTGTTGCGCTTATGAACCTTTTGGCCTATGAAGCGCGCGGTACAAGGAGGATTACATGGCCAGAGAACCCGAGCATAAGCCCGACGTAAGGCACGACGCCCCCCGCGCCACCGTGACCGGCGCCCACTCGACCGTGACCGGCGCGCGCGCGTCGACCAGATCCGATACCGTCGCGGGAGGCGCCCCTCGCCCGACCATCAATTCGAACACCAGCGACCAGCTTCAGTTCATCATCGAGGCCCACGCGGCGGTGTTTTCCCCGGATGAGTTATCCGTGCTGAACGCGGCTGTCGTCGAACTGCGCGCCTGTGAGGACCTGATCGCGCCGAAGCTACCGGTCGTGCGCGACGTGCCCTACGTCGCCCAGGACGGCGCCAGCCTCACCTGCACCATGGGCAACTGGGAGAACGAGCCCGCCAGCTACGAGTACGGCTGGCACCGCGACGGCGCGTTCGTGGTCGGCGGTCCTGGTCCCGCCGGGGCCGCCTACCCCGTCGTCACCGAGGACGTCGGCACCACCTTCACCTGCGTGGTGACCGCCACCAACGACGCCGGGAGCACCGTGGCGCCGCCCAGCAACGGAGTGGTGGTAACCGCGCCCCCTGGTACCCGCGCCGCCAGGGAGGCTTAGGAGGGCCAGGAAATATCAGGTTCGAATTCTCCAGATCCGGACCACGACTTACACGTGGGTCGAGGCGGACTCAGCCTGAAGCTGGGTCCGCAATATCTGGCGTTGATCCTGGTGAACGTGCTTATCCTGGGCGCCCTCTTCTGGTTCACCGACGCGCGTGCCAGACACACCGCCCATCTGATGGACCAGCTGATGGCGTCCTGCCCCCAGCTAAGATCAAATTAACCCATGAGCGTGGAGCCGACACGCACCGCTCTTGGGCGGGGCGTCAGGCGACCGGGATATCAACCCTGTATGACGAATCCGAACACGCGCCACCCGAGTAAAAACAATAATACGAAAACCACCCACCCGTTGTAATCCACCCAGTACGCCCGCCCGACGTCGGTGCGCCCCCAGACCCCGAAGATCAGGCAGATCACGAAAATCACCCAGAACAGCAAACCTATGCTCATGGTAAGTCCTCCTCGATCATGTTCGCCGCGTGGCGTAAATCATCGGCGACGCGCGCCCGGTCGACCGACCCGTCCTCGACACCATCGATGGTGACGCCCATCATCCACTCGCCGCCGCTGACGAAGTGACGGATGGTCACGTTGTATTCAACTGGTTTGGCGCGTAGGCGATGGATGACGAACTGGTTGCTCATGGAGCGAGCCCATACCCGTCATGAAAGCGGTAGCTGAGTGGGGCGAGTGACCGGGACATCAGGTCCAACCCCCCGCCCTGACTTTGGGTTTCGTCGATGTCACCCGCGCGAACATGGTCCGCATCGCCTTGCCCGTGAGGTCCGCCTGCACGGAAAGGCAACCGTATTGCAACGCGTCGGCCACGTCCGAGTACGGGTGGTTGTTCTTCTCGGGTTTATCATCAAGATGACCATCGCGTCTTCTTCTGTAATGGTACTGGGATGCCATCGCCCTGATCAGGACCGGGCAGCCCATCCTCGATATCTGCAAGGCCGGCTCCCCCATTATTGTCTGCCTGAGGAGCTTCTCCACCGCGAGCAGCCGGGGCGGGATGTCGTTGGTGATGCCGGGATATGCTAAAAACCCGGCGCCGCGCAGCACGTCGAACGCGGTTTCCTCGGTATGCTGCGACCTCTGCGCGCCCGCCGGGTCGGCCACCACGTAGCAGCGTTTACCATTGTAGGGTTCGGTCATCAGCCTTGGGCGCAGCCGTTCCGCCACCATCTGGTGCAGCCCCATGTCGTCGGTCACGATCTCCTCGAATATGAGATATCTTCCGTGGGTGTCCACCTGGCCCAGCAGCGCGCAGGGGGTGCGACCGAAATCCATCGCTATGAGTATGGGCCGCATCGGGTTGACCACCGCTTCCATGTCCCTGACATGGGTGTTGGCGTCGAAACTACGCCGGAACACCGCCTGACCCGCGTTGGAGGTTCCCCACTCGGACCTGATCTGGGTGGCGATGCGCTCCTCGCTCGACCCCGACATCGCGTTTTCGTAATAATTCGGCGGCAGGTTGTCCAGATTCTCGGCCTGGGGCGATAACCCACTGGGTTGGTGGTAGAGTATCCATTTCGGGTCCGGATTGAGGACCAGAGCCTCGTGATAAGGGCTGTCGACGTCCCACGGGTTGGAGTCGGCGATCATGCCGAACCAGGTGGGCCCGCCATTGATCTTACTGGGGAACCGCCCCAGGCGCTCCAGCAGCGCCGATACGATTTCGTAAGGGACTTCCCTGATCTCGTTCACCCACGCGCCGGTCAGCTGCATCGAGAGCAGCCTGCGCACGTCCTCCTTGGTGTCCAGCGGGATCAGCACCCAGTCCGAGTGCACCGAAGTCCCGTCTTCGAGATCGGCCCTTATCTGGATCGTGCTGTCGGTCACGAAATAACGGATCATCGGGTTCAGGTACTGCATCACGTCCGACAATACCGTCGTGCGCAGTTGCTGCATCGTGTTGCGTATCAGGGCGAAACGGGTGCTCCTGCGCCCGTTGCCGTCGGGCACCTGCATCCTGGCCCGGCGCAGCAACTCCATGATGCAGCCCATCGACTTGCCCGATCCCACCGGGCCGACGATGAACCGCACCAGGTGGTCGTCCCGCATGAACTTTTCCACCGTGGGCGGCGGGATGTACACCAACTGGCTCGGATCTTCGGATACGTTGTATGCCGGCGGTAAATCCAGGGTGGCGTGGTTGATAACGGGCATGACCTAGGCTTCCTCCGTCCTTCGCCCCGGCTCCCTCGCGGGACCCGGTGCGTCGGACTCCAGTCCGTTTTTCTTACTGCCGTCGTAGGTCACCGTGCGTATCACGTCCAATGGCCGCATCCGTTTCGCGATATCCCCGTGCACGTTGTCGAGCGCCGTCAGCAGGCTCGCCGTCTTCGCGTTGGCGTCCAGCAGCCCCTGTAACAATTCCGGCAACTCATCGATCAGTTCGCGCGGCACCTCGACGGTGCCCATGCGGAAGCCGCACACCGGGCATCTCCGGCGGCGTTTGATCATGCCGTTCCAGGGCCGCGAGTCGGTGACCTGGGTTTCCCCGTTGGCGCAGGCGGGACAGATCACAGCCGCCCCGTCAGCGCCAGGAGCAATAGCACCACGATGATGATACCGACGATGCCGATACCGTAACCATGATACGGATACGTGCCGTAGTATCCTGTTCTGTATCCGTAACCACCGCCGAACATCACGAGAATCAGGACGACGATCAGGATCAGCGTCAACGGGCTCATGACATTATCCTTTTCCGCCAGTATTTACACCAACCCATGGCGATGACCTCGCCCGCGACCCGTTCGCAGGACAGGGGCTTTTTGAAGTGAAGGCATATGCCGCAATGTTCCGGGCGCGTGCCCCTCGGCGTGTACCCGGCTGCCTTCTTACCGGTTTTCTTCATGGCAGAATTTCCGCCAGTTCCTCGGGGTCGTGTTTTACCCCGGCGCCCTGGATGGTGGTGAACGTTTCGGTCTTGCCTGAACTGGCGAACATGATCTGGATCGAGAACTTCGACGCCTGGGGTCCCGATCCCGCCATCCCGGCGGCGGCGTTGCCGGTGCTCTGCGCGCCCGCCATGATCGCGTGCTGCTTGGTCGCGTCGATGCGCGTGGCGGCGGGCTGTTTCATGTCCATCATGATCTGCGCCGTCGAGGGTAACGCGGCGAGGACGGCATGGCCCGATAATTTTCGAATCCGCTCCTGGACGTTGTCGTCGCTCTCCCAGACCGCTTTGTATTCCTTGATCCGCCTGCGTATGACGTGCTGGTCGCGCAGGAAGTCCGCCATCTGGGCCACGTCGGTGAAACCGTACCTCAGCGCGATCTGGGCGTAGGTGTGCACGTTCTGCGCCACGTCGGTGCAGAACGCGTAGAGCACCTGAGGGGTGAAAGCGGGGACCTCGGCCAGCACGGGGGTCGCGTCGACCACGCCGTTGATCACCTCCTGGTCGGCCCGTTCTTCCTCGTCCGGTTCATTTACGACGGGAGTAACGCCCGTCTCCACCATCATTTCCATGGGTGTTTCAGATACCGTCAGAGATTTTTCATTCCTGACCCAGCTGCCGAACGGGTTGGTCATGCCAGCCATGGTGGTCCTCGCCAGGGATTACCCCCCTATATGGTTGCCACATAAGCGATTCATACGCTAATGGGAATTCATGTGAGGGGGCAATCACCTTGCCAGTGGCTCAAGCAGGCCTGTCGTCCAGTTCATATCCGGCCCAGGCCCGTTCGGCGGGCGAGAACGGCGGCTTCCTGCGCGTCATCTCGCCGGGCCAGGTCGACCAGCGCGACCGCGACGCCGCCGCCCGGCGTCTGGACGCCACCCGCCCCCTGGACGTCCCCGACCTGGGGTCCTGGATACGCCAGCAATGGTTCGTGTTCAGAAACCATCGCAATCAGGGCAACAATCCGCTCAACCAGCGTTTGTTACGCGCCCAGCGCATGTTCGAGGGCAAGTACGACGCGGAGAAACTGTCCCAGATCCAGGCGTTCGGCGGCTCGGAGGTCTATTCCAGGCAGGTGGCCAACAAAAGCCGGGGAGCGACGGCGTTGCTCCGCGACGTCTACCTGGGCCCCGACCGCCCCTGGGGCCTCAGGCCGGTGGACGACCCGCCGATACCGCCCGAGATACGCACCAGCATCCTTCAGCTGATCGCGACCGAGGTCCAGACGCTGCGGATGTCCGGCCAGCCGGTCGAGGAGAACCAGGTTCACATGCGTTATGTGAACCTGCTGCACGCCGCCACCCAGGCGGCGCGGCGCAACGCCATGACCCAGGCCGACGCCGCCGCCGACAAGATGGACGACATCCTGCGCGCGGGCGGTTTTTACGAAGCCCTGGGGGAATTCCTGCAGGATCTGCCGCTGTTCCCTTACGCCGTCCTCAAGGGCCCCGTGGTGCGCATGGTGCCCCGGCTGACCTGGCTGGACCGGCGTCCGAGCATTCAGAACAAGCCGGTGATGTTCTGGGAGCGGGTCAATCCGTTCGACGTCTACTGGTCGCCGGGCGCCTCGGCCCTGTCCGACGCCGCCGTCATCCAACGTGTGCGATACACGCGAGCCGATCTCAATGACCTGCTGGGAGTTCCCGGCTACGACGAGAAAGCGGTCAGGGGCGCGCTCACCGACTACGCGCACGGTTTACGGGAATGGTTGGACGCGCCCGATCCCGAGCAGGCGATAAACGAGGGCCGTGAAGATCCAAGTCTTAACCGCTCCCAGTACATCGAGGGGCTTGAGTTCCACGGCAACGTGCAGGGCCAGACCTTGCTGGACGAGGGTGTCAGGCTCAAACTCGTCCCCGATCCGGACCGCGACTACATGATCCAGACCTGGGTCATCGGGCGGCATACCGTGAAAACCATCATCAATCCGTCGCCGCGCCAGCGGCACCCGTTCTATCTCACCAGTTTCGAGAAAGTGCCCGCCACCATCGCCGGGCACGCGCTGCCCGATATCCTGGAGGATATCCAGGAGGTCGCCAACGCGGCGTACCGGGCGCTGGTCAACAACCTGAGCATCTCGTCGGGCCCCCAGGTCATCGTCAACGACGAGATGATAAGTCCCACGGAGAATGGCGACGAGTTATATCCCTGGAAGCGCTGGCACGTGCAGGGCGATCCGCTGGGTAATCAACGCGAGCCGGTGACGTTCTTCCAGCCCACGTCGAACACCCAGGAATTACTGGGTGTGATCAACGCGATGAACGTGATGGCGGACGAACAATCCGCCATACCGAGGTATCTGACGGGCGAGTCCCTCTCGGGCGGCGCGGGCCGCACGGCTTCCGGGTTGTCCATGCTCATGGGCAACGCCGCCAAGGTGCTGCAGACGGTCGCCTCCAACGTCGACACCAACGTCCTGGAGCCGCTGATCGAGTCCCTGTATGAGATGATCATGCTGACCGACGATACCGGCATCCTCACGGGCGATGAGCAGATACAGGTACTGGGCAGCAAGGTATCCGCCCAGCGCGAAACCGAGCGGCAGCGCCAGTTGCAGTTCCTGCAGATCACCGCCAACCCGATTGATGGACCCATCATCGGCGAGCTTGGGCGCGCCCGCCTGCTGCGCGCCATCTCCGAGGGCATGGGGCTGCCCGACGACATCGTGCCCGACGACCAGACGCTCCAGGCGCAGATGGACGCGCAGCGGCGTCTGCAGGCCGCCGGCCTCGCCATCCAGGCGCATGCCCAGGCCGCTGGCGTCCAGCCGCCGGGGCAACAGGCCCCGGAGGGGAAGAAACCGCCGGAGGGGCCTCCGGACGGTCAGCGGGGGGCGGGTCCCATGCCGCCGCCGGGCGCCCAGGCCCAGGGCAGCCAGTCCCGTCAGCCGGGTCCGGCCCGGCCACCGTCGTTCAACAGTTTCTCACAGGGAACAGGAGCACCGCATGGCTGACTCAGGGAACAAGATGGAGAGCACCGGCTCGGGGTCGTCGATGAAAGCGTCCGGCGGCGGCTCGGGCGGCGAGAACTCGGGCCCCACCGGGTCATCGCGGCACTACCCCAAGGGCAAATCCATCCGTAGGACGGACTGGAACCCGGAGAAGAAACCCGCCAGCACCTACGGCATCTGCGGGACCTGACATGTCCGCTCCCGTGGAGCCGGTCCTGCAGTTCTTCGCTTACGACCATCTGCCCGACCACCTGAAGGAGGTCAGCGCGGGGTTCTTCATGATGGCCCACGGGCTGGTCAAGGACCTGCCGCGCAACCCCGAGCGCACGGTGGCGCTGCGCAAGTTACTGGAAGCGAAGGACGCCGCCGTTCGCGCGCGGCTTTACAAGGAGACCTGACATGGCACTGCCATCGTTCGGACCGGGCGTCGGCGGCATGCTGTTCGGCGCTGGCGGCGGCAACGCCGAAACCACCCATGTGGGCGGCGGCAAGAACGCCAGACACCAGGACATGGGCACACCGCACTCGGGAATGAAAAACACATTGACCAAGGGCGATCCATTGGCCCGCTCGATGGGTCACTACGGTAAGCATTCCAACCCGCTGGGGCAGATACGGGGCGGCTCGGGCGGGATGAAACGCATCCGTGGCGGGCTGGGGCCGGGCAAGATGGGCATGCCGGGGCCGTCGGATAAAGACTACAGCATGAAAAATCCGGATACGGAGTGAACTGTGTCGGTAAACTTAGGCAACGACGCGATAGCGGCGATCAAGGAACTGCGGGGCAATCCCCATTTCGAAACCCTGGTTTCCGCGTTGGGCGCGTTCGCGCAGAACATGGTGCTGGCGGCGGGTGACGCCGACGTGGTCAGCCGCGTCGACAAGACCGCGTATGCCAGGGGTATGTACCACGTGTGGCAGGCCATGCACGCCGCGCACATGGATCTGCATATGAGTCAGGTGAAGTTGCCGCCTCCAGGCAAAAGGGTAGCAGCCAATGTCTGATACGAACACCGCCGACACCCACGCGCCCTATTTGCCCGAGGCGGTGCGGCGCGCGTCCGCCCGCGCGGACGAACTTGCCCGCGAGGCGGGCGTGGCCAACGTACCCGAAGGGACCGAGGGCGATACGACCGTCGTGAACGGCGAGGAGGAGCAGCCCAGGCTGGACCTCGGCGACCAGCCGCGCCCCCAGCCTCAACCCCAGCCCGCCAACGAGTGGGAGCAGCGTTATAACACGCTGCAGGGCAAATATAACTCCGAGATCCCCGAACTGCGGGGCCAGATAAACTCGTTGCAGAACATGCTGGCGCGAATGAACCAGCCGAGGCGCGCCGAGGAGACGTTTGAACCCGCGCCGCGCACCCGACCCCTGCCGCCGGCCACGCGGGAGGTTCCCCAGGAAGACGTGGAAGCCTACGGTCAGGATCTGATCGAGGCCTCGCAGCGTTGGGCGGACGCGAAATACGCGCCTATTCTACAGGATTACGAACGCCGGTTGCTGGCGGTCGAGTCAGGCAACCAGCAACTCGCTTCCTACACCACGCAACGCGGCGTGGACGCGGCGCTGAGCAACGCCGTGCCCGACTGGGAGACCATCAACGTCGACCCGCGTTTCGTTCAATGGCTGGCGCAGCCGGACCTGTTCAGCGGACAGACGCGTAAAGTTCTGATTGACAACGCCTACAATTCGGGCGATGCCGCCAGGACCATCGCGTTCTTTCGTGCGTACAAGAACGAGCAGACCGTGGTTGACCAGCAGCCAGGGACACGGACGTTCCAGACTGATACAGCGGAACGGCTACCCCTGGCGGATCTGGCGGTGCCTGGACGAGGCCGCAGTGTCTCCTCTCCGGCGCCCGGCGCTCCCGAGTCACGCATCTGGACGGCGGCGGAAGTCAACGCGTTCTATCGCGATAAGCAGCGTGGCCGCTGGAACGGACGAGAGGCTGACGCCGACCGTCTGGAACGCGACATCATCGCCGCTTCATCCGAGGGACGTTTCCGTCAGTCATGACAATCCCCCATGTGACAGGAGCGGCCTCCAATGGCCATTACCATAGCAGCAACCCCGTACGCCGGGGCCAACCAGACCCCCGCGTACCATGGCACGTTCATCCCCGAGATCTGGTCCGGTAAACTGATCGAGAAGTTTTATTCGGCCACCGTGCTGAGCGCCATCGCCAACACGGACTACGAGGGCGAGATCAAGAACCAGGGCGACGTGGTTCACATCCGCACCAAACCGACGATCACGATCAGGGACTATCAGGTCAACCAGGACCTGCTGATCGACCGGCCCTCGTCCAACATCGTCGACTTCACCATCGACAAGGCGAAGTACTTCAACGAGGCGCTGGACGACATCATGGAGGTGCAGTCCGACATCAACCTGCTCTCTTTGTGGTCGGACGACGCCGCCGAGCAGATGAAGATCGTGATCGACACCGACGTGCTGACCACCATCGACGCGGGCATCGTCGCCGCCAACAAGGGCGCCACGTCGGGACGCATCTCGTTGAACATCAACCTTGGCACCACGGGCGCGCCCATCGCGGTCACGCCTTTGAACATCATCGACAGCATCGTGGACCTGGGCACCGTGCTGGACGAGCAGAACATCCCGGAGACGGGGCGTTGGCTGGTCATCCCGCCGTGGATCGCGGCGCTGATCAAGAAGAGTGATCTTCGCAACGCGTCGATTTCGGGCGACGGGGTGTCCATGACCCGTAACGGTCGCCTGGGCATGATCGACCGTTTCACGTTGTATTCTTCCAACCTGCTGCCGACCGCCGCCGAGGGCGCGGCGACCGCGTTCCGTATCTTCGCCGGGCACCCGCACGGCCTGACTTTCGCCAGTCAGATCACCAAGCTGGAGCAGATGCGCTCCGAGCGCTCGTTCAGCACCCTGCTCAGGGGTTTGCAGGTGTACTCGTCCAAGGTCCTGGACGGCATCGCCATCACCGAACTCTACGCCGTTCGGGGATAAGTTTACTCCCGTCGTAAACCGCTGGCTTCGGCCAGCGGTAACGGAGGTTCGCATGGCGAAACGCAAGGGTTATAATGAGGGCGGCTACGTCGATCCCAACGAACAACGTCTAAGTAACAGCAGCATCGGCGATAGCATCACCGCCGGGTTTGGGAAAGGCATGAGCATCGGTAAGGCTCTTAGTGACGCCAGTAAAGCTAAGGGAGGTGCCGTTAAAAAAGTCTTCGAAGGCTCCAGGAAGGACATCAAACAGGACAAGGCGGGCGCCAGGAAGATGGGCGTCTCGATGAAAGCGTACGAGAACACCGCGCGCGACAAGGCCCAGGACAAGGCGGGCCAGCGCCAGATGTATGGGAAACGCAAATGAAGGCACCCATCGGCAAATCCAAGGGCCGGACCTTGCCTCCTGGCCTGGGGCTGGGCGCGGGCAAGGGTAAGTCCGCCGGACCCAAACTGCCCACCAACGTGGCACCCCCGCCACCTCCCTCTGGAGGCCCGCCCACCCTGGCCGGAGGAGGTCCCGGTTCGCCCAGCGCCTCGGGCGTTCCGGGCGGTCCCGCCGCGCCCGTGGACCCTACCGGGCTCGGTTTCCGCAAGGGCGGCAAGGTCAACCGGGTGATGAAAAAGGGGAAAGGCCGTGGCCGTTAAGCGCAAGGCACCAGCCAGACGCAAGGGTTACGCCGAGGGCGGCGAGGTGAGGCAATACAACTACATGGCCTCCGACGAGAAGGCGCCAAGTTCGGGGGCTGGTATTACTCGAGCTTTGGATCGCGCGGGACGTACTCCCGAGAACATGGCGACGTATAAACGAGCCCAAAAAGCCATGGATAGCGCGTACGGCAATGAATATACGGATGCTCCTGGAGAGCGGGTCGATCCTTTGGCACGCGCTGATTATCCTGGGTTTCGTAAAGGCGGCAAGGTGAAGAAAACCATGCCGGTGAAGAAAGGGCGGCGCTGATGGCCAGGAAACCCCCACCGAAACGTCGAGGTTACGACTCCGGCGGCTACGTCGATCCCAACGAGCAACGCCTCAGCAGCAACAGCATCGGCAACAGCATAGTCGGCGGGTTCATGAAGGGTATGGGCGCCGGCAAGTATCTCGCTGACGCCAGTAAGGACGATAAGAAACCCAGCCCCAAACCTGATCCGGCCAAACCCAACGACACGGCGTCGAACAACGATGTACCGTCCAGGCTGGCCACGCCCACGAGTGATTTTGGCAGCTATCTGGCGGGCGCTGGTGGCGGCAACGCGCGCGGCGGGCGCATCAAACAAACCATGGGCAAGCGCATCGGCAAGGATGACGGGCTCATCCCCGCGCAAAGAGGCGAGTACGTGGTGCGCAAATCGGCGGTTAAGAAACTCGGCACGGCGGCGCTGAACCAGATCAATCGGGGCAAGATCCCGCCCAGGAAGGGCAGATGAAAAAACCGGTTGGAAAAGCACCTGTTAAACGTAAGGGTTTCGCCGACGGTGGGCTGGTACCGCCTAAGGATTTAAGCCCACGAGCGCAACAATTGTGGTTGGATTACAGGACAAAAAAATATGACGTTGATGAACTGGCGGATAAGCACCGTCAGTCCAGACTGCCCTGGACCGAGCGCAATGACCAGGTTCGTCCTAAAAGAGAAGACCCGCGTGACCCCATGATAGTATCCGGCACGGCGGGGACCACGCGGGACAGGCGAGAAATGGACATGCCTCCAGAGAATACGTACCCCCCGTTCGAAGTTGGGTTGGCGAAGGGCGGTAAGGTGAAGAAAACCATCCCGGTCAAGAGGAAACGCAGGTAATGGCGCGCACGTTCGGCACGCTCATCAACGAGGCGCGCACGCTCTTGCAGGACAAGATCGGCACCAACGGCGGCGCCCTGAGATACACCGACGACGAGATGTTCGAAAGCATCAACAGCATGCTGGCCGAGGTGCGCACCAAGCGCCCCGACCTGTTTCTGCCCAACGGGGGCCTGCGCAAGCCGCTGGCGTTTTATCAGGCCGCCACCGACATGAACGTCGCGTTTCCGTTGGATACCAGTGTCTATTCCGCGTTCGTGTACTACCTCGTCGGTCGCGCGGAACTGCGCGAGGATACCTTCAGCGACGACAGCCGCGCGGTCAGCATGATGAACAAGGCCGTTTCACAATTGTTATCAATACAAAGTTAGGGACAGGCCATGAGCGGCACGAACGCGGGAGAGACGCCGGGTTGGGTGGCGGGTTACGTACCCCCGGCGGATGAGTGGAACTCGTGGTGGTCGCGCAAGGTGGACGTGTCCAACGTCCTGTTCACGGGCGCGCCGTTCCTGTCGTTGTCCGGCGGGTTCATGACGGGGCAACTGACATTGGCGGCGGCGCCCACGCTGCCCCTGCACGCGGCCACCAAGGCTTACGCGGACACCAAGTTCGGACCGGCGGGCGGCACCATAACGGGCGACCTGCATGTCAACGGGGGGCTTTACGCCGGTACGGCTTTCGGCATTAACAAATACAACAATTATGAATGGAACATGGGGGTTTCGGATATCGGCGATCATATCCAGTCACACCGCGTCGGGTATTATGATTATTGGAAGAGCGCCGATGGAACGCGGGGCTGGGTGAACAACAACGTGGGTGTCATGTCCCTGGACCCCGCCGGCGACCTGACCCTCGCTGGCGGCCTGAGCGCGACCGGCAGTCTCAGTGCCACCGGTAACCTGAACGTGGCCGACATTGATGCTTCCGGTAACGTGTTCGCCAATCAGCTTGTCGCCGCCAACGGTATTTTCGGCAAGGCGCTGGGTGTGGGCCAGTGGGTGTTTTACAACAACGGCAACCTGATCCAGGAGTTCACGCCGGACTGGTATGACAAGTGGACCATCGCCAGCGGCGACCGTGACTGGGTCAACAAAGGCGTTTCGGTGTTGACCTTGTCCGGCGGCGGCAACATGAGCCTGCATCATGGCGGGTTCGACGCCGTCGACATTTCGGCCACTAATACCGTGTCCGGCGGCACGGGTGTCTACTCCAATAACAGACTGATGTTTTTCGGCCCCGCCGGTCTGGGAACCCTCGTGTTGATGAGTCCCAGCTGGTACTGGGAGTGGACGACCGCCGACGGGGACATGTCGTGGGTCGGCCCCCTGCCTGGCCAGGCCGTGTTTTTCCAGATGCGTACGGCGGACAAGCAATGCGTCAACTACCTGGGACCGTTCGCCGGGCTCGGCGCTTATGTCACCAATTCCGACATACGCATGAAAACCGACGTGACTCCCGCCGCGTGCGGTCTGGCGGAAGTGCTGAAGCTGGAGCCGATAGAGTTCGAGCGCCTGGGCCGGGAAGGCCCGCGCGAGATAGGTTTCTCGGCGCAGCAGGTGCGCGATGTCATTCCGCTGGCGGTGCGTCATTTCGACAGGCTGGACACCGACGATCCGTCCCTGGGCCTGACCATGGACCCGGTCATCGTCGCCCTGGTCAACGGCATGAAGGAACTGGCGGGCGAGGTCGCCGCCCTGAAAGCCGCCAGATGACCCCAGGCAGGATGCCCCTGTCGATCTATCGCGGCGACACCTACCGGTGGCGGTTCATGCTGTGGCTGGACGCCGAGCGCACCATCCCGGCGGATCTGGCGGGAGCGAAGGTCGTGGCGCAGATCCGTGACCGCGCCGGAGGCTCGTTCGTCGCGGGCATGGCCTGCACCATCACGGTGCCGAACATCGTGATCATGGTGCTGTCGGCGCCCGATTCGGTTAAACTTCCGTCCTCGGCGGCGTGGGACATGCAGGTGACCTACGCGTGGGGTGACGTGGCCACGGTGCTGGCCGGACCGGTCAACACGACGGTCGACGTTACGACGGTCGTAACTTGAACGAGATCGTATCCATCGACGTCACGACGGAGCCGTCGCTCAGCCAGGTGGACGTCTATCCGACCGTGAGCATGTCGGTGGATATCCTGACCGACACCACCAGCCTGATCGCCGTGGACGTTACCCTGCAGCCGATGATCTGGGCCGTGGATGTCGATATCGGCTCGGGCGAACCCGTCCAGATCGATGTCTCCACCGGAGACGTGGGCGCGCCGGGGCCACCAGGCGCGCAGGGGCCCCCTGGAGCGGATGGCGCGCCTGGAGTGCCGGGACCGCCGGGCGACGACAGCACCGTCCCAGGACCGCCGGGCGCGCAGGGTCCCGCCGGGGCTCAGGGCCCTCCCGGTTTCATCGCCGAGCCGGTGGGCACGGGCACGTTCGGGCGCCTGTCCACGGCGACGTGGCAGCGCAGCGTGGCGCTTTCCGGGGATACGATGACGGGCATGCTGCGCCTGCCGCTGACGTTGCCCACGCTTGATCAGCACGCCACGAACAAGCTCTACGTCGACCAGCGCGATGCTTTCTTGCAGCAAGAGATCCAGGCACTGGCCGAGACCCTGGTGTTCGTCGGGCAGTGCCATATCACAACCGACACGACCCAGTTCACCCAGGCGTCCGGTATCCTGCCCAACCCAGGACCTTTGCCGGCACCCACCATGCCGATCAAGGGTTACTACGTCATCGTCGTCGAGAACGGCGTGCCGCCCGCCGGGTCGTACGCGCCACAGGAAGACTATGTCCTGCATGACTGGCTGATTTGCGACGGTAACGTCTGGGTGCATCTGAAACTCGGACTGGTTTATTTCGCGGCATCCCAGGTCGCCGTGGTGCCTCCCATCGAGGGTACGACGAACGTCCAGGACGCGCTCCAGTATCTGTCCGACAACAAGCTGGACGCCGAGGCGGCGGACGAACTGTATCTGAAACTGACCGGCGGGACGCTTACCGGGCCGCTTACCCTGGACGCGGACCCCTCGCTTGATCCGCAAGCCGCCACGAAACATTACGTCGATATGAATAAATTCGATCCGGCGGCGGGCGACGCGCGCTGGGTGAATGTGACCGGCGACGCGATGACCGGGTTGCTGACCTTGAGCGGCGATCCGGTCGGAGCGCTGGACGCGGTTCCGAAACGCTATCTGGACAACAACTACCTCACGTCGACGCAAGGCGACGCCCGCTGGGTGAACGTGACCGGCGACACCATGACCGGGATGCTTCGCGTCACGCCAGCCATCAACTGGGACTCCTACTCAATCGGTCTTACCGTCGGCGGCGCCAGCACGTTCAACCCAGGTATCCTGCTTCAGGACTACGCCGGGCAATTCACCGCGCTGATCTACGATACCGGGTCGTTTTACATCTCCTGGGGCAACGCGTCGGGATGGCTCGGCGACATGGTGGGCTTCGCCACCAACATGGTCACCACTTACGTTCCGGCGAAGTTCAACAACGCGGTGACGCTGGGGCGCGATCCGACGGCGGCGTTGGACGCGGTGCCGCTCCGGTATTTGCAAAATAACTACAGCAGTAACACGCAGGGTGACACGCGTTGGGTGAACGTGACCGGCGACGCGATGACGGGCATGTTGAGCCTGCCGCTGACGTTGCCCACGCTGGACCCGCATGCCACCAACAAACTCTACGTGGATCAGCGCGACGCGTTCCTGCAACAGGAAATCCAGGCGCTCGCGGAGACCCTGGTCTTCATCGGCCAATGCCACATAACGACGGACACGACCAATTTCACCGCCGCTTCGGGCATCACACCGAACCCAGGACCTTTGCCGGCACCCACCATGTCGATCAAGGGTTACTACGTCATCGTCGTCGAGAACGGCGTGCCGCCTCCAACATCCCATGCACCGCAAGAGTCTTACGTTCTGCACGACTGGCTCATCTGCGACGGCGCGGTATGGGTGCATCTTAAACTTGGTTTGGTCTACTTCGGCGCTTCCCAGGTTTCGGTGCAGCCCACCATCGCGGGCACCGACGACGTGCAGGAAACTCTCCAGTATCTCTACGACAACTCGATCAGCCCCGCCGCCGGGGACACCAGATGGGTCAACGTGACCGGGGACACCATGAGCGGAGGTCTGAGCCTTGGTGGGGCCACCGTCGTCAACCCTTCCGACATATCCAGGCACCTCGCTTTGTTTGGCTCCAGTTACGGTTTTTCGGTAACCAACGGTCGGCTCAACGTGGTGGCGGGAAATTCGGTGTTCGTTTCGAACACCGCCGACGTGGGGACGTTCAACACTTCTGGGCTGACGATGGGCGTCGGCACGGACATCACGCTGGCCCGCGATCCGACCCTGCCGCTCCATGCCGCGCCGAAACAATACGTGGACGGGCGCGCGGGGACCGGCGCTTCCAACGCCGTGCCGATACTGAACGGCGCGGGCGCGGCGGGCAGCGCCAACGCCTGGGCGCGCGGCGATCACGTTCACCCGACCCAGTTCACTACCCAGGCCGTCGACGCCAGCACGACTCGTACGCTGGCGGTCTGGGAGGTCGCTTATCACGGGTTGTATCTTTACGGTAGCCCAACGGGTCCGGTGACGCTGACCATACCCGTCGTCGCGACGCCCACCAGAATGTGGCAGGCGATGAACATCACCGGCCAGCCGATCACCCTGATCGGTGCGAGCGGCGGCACGACGACAATCGAGGTCGGGGGCAACCAGGGGGTATGGACGGACGGTGGCGGCATCTATCCGTTGCATGTCACCACGCCGACACCGGCACCGACCAGCAACAGCGACGCGGTGGCGAACACGCGGTGGGTCAACGCGAATTTCGTGAACGTGACCGGCGACTATATGTCCGGCGGGCTTCACTTCGGCCAGGCGATATCTCCCACCACGGCTGGGGATACGTCCCGGCACCTCACCCTTTACGATGGCTTCGGCGGGTTCAGTATCACGGGTGGCACGCTCAACATCGTATCGAACGGCAACACCGACTTCGTGGATGTTGGTGGCAACCGCTTTGTGGCGGTGAACGGCGGCGGCATCCAGGTGATCGTGGGTGACGTCTGGCTGGCCCGCGATCCAACGTCGGCGATGCATGCCACGACCAAGCAGTACGTGGACACCAAAGTTACGACGGGAGTAAGCGGCTATTTGCCGCTCACGGGCGGCACTCTCACGGGCAACCTTTCGATCTTTCCAGGCTCGTTGTCGGTAAGCTACGACGTGACGTTCGGATTTAACGGGGCTGGATACTCAGCCATTTATCAGAATGCCGGGCCGAATACCAACCGCATCACGTATTACCAGACCAATGGATCGACGCGCTGGCTATACGGCACGGGTGCCGGGGCCGAGAGCGGCGGTAACGCGGGGTCTGACTTCTTCCTCGCCGCCTATAGCGACGCCGGATCGGCGACATGGACCTCACTCTACTTTTCTCGTGCCACGGGCCTGGGGACCGTGGCCGGCGATCCAACCGCCCCGCTTGGTATCGCTTCGAAGCAATACGTCGATGCGCGAGATGCCATACTGCAGCAAGAGATCCAGGCCCTGGCCGAGGATCTGGTGTTCATCGGCCAGTGCCATGTGACGACCGACAGCACCTTGTTCACGGCGGCGTCGGGTATCACGCCCAGCCCAGGCCCGCTGCCGAACCCGGCGACGACGCAAAAGGGTTACTACGTCATCGTCGTCGAGAACGGCGTGCCGCCCGTGGCGTCTTACATTCCGCAGGAAACCTACGTCCTGCATGATTGGTTGATCTGCGACGGTAACAACTGGATACATCTTAAGCTGGGCCTGGTCTATTTCGCCGCGCCCCAGGTGGCGGTCCAGCCGCCCATCGCCGGGACCGACGACGTTCAGGAGACGTTACAGTTTCTGTACGACAATTCGATCAATACGTCGGCGGGTGATCTGCGCTGGGTGAATGTGACCGGCGACACGATGACCGGTGCTTTGACCATCAGCATGAACAACCCAAACATTCAACTGAACGGTCCAGCGGGGACGTTCCGTTACATCCAATCGAACACTGGCAGTGTCGCGCGCTGGCAGATGCACATCGCGGACCCAACCGGCGAGACAGGCGCGGACGCCGGTAGCAACTTCGTCATCCGCCGGTTCAATGATGCCGGTGCGGGCCTGGGTGATCCGTTCCTGATTTACCGTTCAAGCGGCGAGGTGCGGATAAACAACTCCCTCAATGTGCTGGGAGACACCTACACATACAACATCGTAAACCGTGGCACCCTCGGCATTCAGTACAATGGCCTCGGCGATGTGAACTGGTATGGCTTCAAGTGGGACGGCACCAACACTCACGTCATCGTCAACGGTTGGGACAGCGGGAATTTAGCGGTTCAAAGCTGGGTGACCACTAATTACGCGCCGATCACGGGTGGCAACTACGTCGCGAAAACCGGCGACGTGATGTCGGGTAAGCTGACGATCAATACTTACACCGCCGGGTGGGGCGCGTTCAACTTCGGCCAGCAGCTTCTGATCACGGGCTACAACAACAACGGCTTCGGCATCGCTGACAACACGGGCGGCAACTGGGTTGGCATATTCAACTCGGCTGGGTCGTTCCTGTTCTGCGGTATGCCCGTGCCGTCCAACACGACGACGGCACCATCGCAATGGCTGTCGATGGCCGCGTCGCAGGCGACGTTCAGCACGCCGGTCAGGATCGACTACACCCCGACCGACACCACCGCGCAACTCTGGATCAGGCCAACCAACGGCAACGCGGGCACGGGTACAATACGTTTCGGTGCCACGTTCGGTGTTGGCATCGGTGACACGGGGCCACGGTATGTCAGTTCCATTCGCGCTGGCCTGACCAGCGGATGGACCACGGAATATCTGGACATCTGGATCAATAACCAGATGAACGATGGCAACTCGGACGCGGCGCAGACCCGCGTGGCGCGCTTCACGTTGGGTGGCCTGGATGTGACGGGTTACGCCTGGGCGACGGGGAACGTGGGGGCCAACGCGCTGGTCACCATGACCGGACAGGTCATCATGGTAAACAACCCGGCGTATTATTTCGAACGCCGCAACAGCGATGGTTTCTGGCGTTTCGTTGAAGGCAACAACCCGATCTTCCAGGTCGATAACGGCGGCAACGCGACTATCTACGGCACATCCACGCACGTCGGGCGCGCGACGTTCCAGACCGGCATCTTCATGAACAACAACGTGGCGTCGGGGCCAACCGACCTGTCGCACGGCATCGACATGTATGCTGGCGGCTACGGCTTCAGCATCACGGGCGGCACGCTTAACGTCGTCGCTGGTGGTGGAACGAGCTTCTACCCAAACGGCGCCTTGGTCGCGAGCATGAACGACAACGGTTTGAACTTTGGCGGCAGTAAGACCGCTGTGCTGGGCCGCGATCCGACCGCCGCGATGGACGCGGTCACGCTGCAATACCTGCAGGCCAATTCCATCAGCATCAGCGGCGGTGACGCGCGCTGGGTGAACATCACTGGCGATACGATGACCGGTGGGCTTAGTTTTGGCGTGGCAACGGTCAACGTCGTTGACCTCTCTCGGCATATCATGCTGCTTGACGGCGGCGCGTCAAACCGGTTCGGGTTCAGCGTGAGTTTTGATGGAACGAACGCGCATCTTAACTACGTCGTGACCGAACCGGGGCACACGCACCACACGTTCGTGGTCGGCGCGGCGAACGTGGCGTGGTTCAGTTCATATGGCCTGGGAATGGGTACCGGCACCGACGTTTATCTGGCGCGCGATCCAACCCAGGCACTCCAGGCCACGAGCAAACAATATGTTGATAACAAATTCGCGCCGATCACGGGTGGCAACTACGTCGCGAAGACCGGCGACACGATGAGCGGCGTTTTGACCGTGGGCGTCGGGGTGGGGCAGGTCCGTCTTGTCCCCGGTGATGCCAGCAATACCGGCTATATCGACTTTTACAACGCGGCTGGTGTTCGCCAGGGGTATATCGGTTACGCCAGTGGCGGCAACCTGAACTTCGTGGTGGAGGGCTCCACGACCAAATTCCAATTCAACAACGTTATTAACAGCTACAGCGATATCGTCACCACCGGCACGGTGCGAGCCGCTAATTTTACGATACCTTTCAGCGGCGCTTATTTCAGTTCGGATGTCAACTACACGACCTGGGTCCAGGACGGCGGCGCGTGGCACTGGCGCTACACGCGGGCCGGGGCGACGGGCGGGAACATGGAATACATCCGGGGCGGGGACTGGGTGAACCTGTTCGGCATCGACGGCAGCGGCAACACGCGTGCCGCCGGGGAACTGAAATCCGGCGGTAACATGATGAACGGGGGCGGCATCTTCTACGTCGCCAACAACTACGCCTACTGGTTCGGTCGTCAGTCCTCCGACGGCACATGGTACATCGTGGATAACGGTGTCGCGAACCTCTACTATAAAGACGGCAACCTGTCGGTGAACGGGGTATTCCAGTGCAATGCGACGGGTGTCAGATACCTTAACCTCTCGACCACCAACGGGTTTAATTTTCGTTGGGATGGCAACAACATCCTGGGCCGGGTGGACAACGCGGTCGAGTTCCAGCTTAGCAACCAATCCGACGAGCGCATGAAAGCGGACATCGCGCCGTCCACGTTCGATTGCCTCGCCGCCGTCATGGCGATGCCGTTGTTTCAGTTCCGCTGGCGGGACGGTAGCGGTCCGCCGGGTAGTGCCACGACCTCCGAGCCGAAAGCGGACGCGCCGCTGGTGCCCGTCGGTTTCGTGGCGCAACGGAGCCGCGCGGTGTTTCCCGAAAGCGTGTTCGCGGGCGGCGAGAGCGTCGAAGGGGCCACGCGTATCTGGTCGATGGACCACAACACGATATGCGCCACGCTGTGCGGCGCCATTCAACAACTGGTAGAAGCGAACGCGGCCCTGGCCGCGCGTGTCGAAACCCTGGAACAAAGGACGATCCACTAATGGCCGCGTTAATCATCCCCAACAGCACGACGTTCGGCGGCATGACCAACCAGACCGTGGGCAGGCTGCTCAGCCTGAACACCACCATGGCGCGGTTACAGGATGCCCTGGCCACGGCTTCGGCTGGCTATGTCGGCACGGCGGGCACGCAGTATGAAGCGGGCAACATGATGGCGCCCGGCAATACGTTCACGCAGAATAATTTCGGCATCGTTCCCGACGCCACCGAGGCGGGCAAGAACGGCACCGACTACGAGTACGCCGTCAACACCCTCGCAACCGCGTGGGCTACGTTCTGGACCGCCGCCGAAGCCTCGATAAACCAGTTGGACAACGGCGGCCCCTCGATGTGAACAAGGAGTGAAAAAATGAGTGGAACACAGCAGGATATCACCTCCCTGATGGCTATGGTCACGATGCCCATTGGGCGCTGGAACCAGGTGCTGGACGTGCTTGGCAATCAACCCTGGAAGGAGATCAACCCGACCATCGTGGACATCCACCGCCAGCTGCAGGACGCGGTCACCGCGCATACCGGCCAGGGCAATCCCATGGCGGATATGCGGCAGATGAAAGAGCCTCAGACATGACGGATACGACGGTAGTAACTTTGCCCGAACTGGACCCGGTGCCGTTCCTGGGGCCAGGCCCGGCGCCGACGACCGTGCCTTCCAGTGAGTGGCTGCGCTCGCCCAACTGTCCGAACACGGCGTCGGACTGCCGTATAAGCGTGACCCGGCAGGCGGTGTCCAACCCGATCCCCGGAGCCGTGCACTCCGGTGACGGCGTGGCGCATCCGCCGCTTACGGTGCAGTCCCTGCCGCACGCCACCTGCTCGGTGTGTTCGCAGGCGTGGAGCATTACCAGGGCGCCGCCTGGTCCCACCGAAATTCCTTACGTGCCCATCGCGCCGCCTGTTGTTCCACCGCATTCATGACAGCCTGACGGGATAAGAACATGTCGGGGTCGTTGACCTACAGTTCAGCCATTGGTCAGTTCGTCATTGGGTTCAGCCCAATCGAGGGCGTTGGCGTGCCCGGCGGACCTGGCGATGGTTCCGGCGGGCCCGGTTCCGGCGCTGGTTCTGGTTCGGGTTCCATTTTCACCGGACCGGCTGACTTTGAACGGCTCTACGACAACATCCAGACCATGCTTCCGGCGATAACCCTGCCGGTCATAGACATGGAGTTGTGGAACACCATCCAGGAATTCTGCATCCGGAGCACTTACTTCCGTAGTAAAATCCACTGGGAGATGGGCCGGGGCATCAGCACGGTGGACTTCAATCCATTCAACCTCGACATGACCGTGGTGTGGGTGCTGTACGTGCACGGGCTGACTCACTGGGAGATCAACCCGCCCGCGCAGCTGGTGGACTTCCTGCCGCCTCTGGCGGGCCGCACCGGGTGGGCCCTGGTGGCGTTGCGCCCCACGCGCTTCGACGCGGTCAGGCTGGGCACGTTGCCGGAATTGTTCACCACGTGGTTCGAGACCATGCTGGACGGGACGCTGGCCCGGCTCTACGCCATGCCCGCCAAGCCCTGGTCCACGCCGCAGCTGGCGCAGTATCATGGCACGCGCTTCCGCCAGGGCATGGGCCGCGCGCGGGACATCGCGGAACGCCTGCACTCGCACCAGCAGTCGCCTCGCAGGACGTTCCCATATTTCGCGCACGGGAGGCGTAAACAATAATGTTGATCACCCGCGTCAACAAAGAGCCGCCCGATATCACACGCGTCATCGTGGACATGTCGTGGTGGTTGGACACCCACGAGATCGTCACGAAGATCGTTTCGTCCGAGGTCATCACCGGCATGTCCGGCTGGTCGGAGTCACCTTACCCGCCGCCCGGCAGCCCGCCGCCGTACGACCCCACGCCGCTGCTCCTGCTTTCGTCGACGATGGACGTGACGAACCGGCAACTTATCATATTCGTCGAGTTCGGCACGTCCGGCGTGGCCTACACGCTGCAGTTCATCCTGGACGGCTCGTCCAGCCGCCGTATCACTTTCGAGGTTGGCGTGCAGCTGACGGGCGTGCCGCCGGAACAGCCCATGCCGTTGCCGCCGCCGCCATCCGGGGCGGCGGGCCAGGAGCCGGGCGCCCGTTACCTGAACATCCTGGGCGGCATGATGGAGGGCGAACTCTACCTCTTCCACGATCCGCTCTATCCGACCGAGGCCGCGACCAAGGCTTACGTGGACAGCGTGGTCGGCAGCGGCGGGGGCGGTCCTTCCGGCGATTTCCTGCCGCTTACCGGCGGCGCGCTGACCGGTCCGCTGTTCCTCCCCTCGGCGCTGCCCACGATCAATACGCAGGCGGCGCACAAGCTCTACGTGGACCAGCGGGATGCCTACCTGCAAGGGCAGATCAGCGTGCTGGCGGAAGACCTGCTGTTCGTGGGCCAGTGCCATGTCGTGACGGATGTCACGCTGTTCACGGCGGCGTCGGGCATCACGCCTTCGCCCGGCCCGTTGCCCGCCGCCCAGGCGCACTACAAGGGTTATTACGTCATCGTCGTGGATACCGGACGACCTCCGGCGGGATCGCATATCCCAGCCGATGACTACACCTTGCATGACTGGCTTATTTGCGATGGGTCCGCCTGGGTGCATCTTAAGCTGGGTCTGGTATATTTCACCGCGTCCCAGGTCGCCGTCATACCCGCCATCCAGGGCAACACCGACGTGCAGTCGGCGCTGACATGGCTCAGCACGAACAGCATGCGTTCCTGGAACGCCCGCACGGGCGCGGTGACCATGACGCTGGCCGACGTGACCGGCGTGGGCGGCGCGCCCGTGGCGAGCCCCCTTTTCACGGGCACACCCCGCGCGCCCACGGCGTCGCCTGGAACCAGCACCACGCAACTGGCGACGACCGCGTTCGTCATGGGTCAGGTGGCTTCGGCCACCACTGGCGTGTCCTCCTGGAACGGGCGCGCGGGCAATGTCACGCTTGCCACCCTGGACATCACGACGGCTGGCGGCGCGCCCCTGGCCAGTCCGATATTCACGGGCGACCCGCGCGCGCCCACGCCGTTGGTCACTGACAACGATACCAGCATCGCCACCACGGCGTTCGTTCATAACTCGTTGCTTGGCCTGGGGAGCAGCTACCTGCCCTTGTCGGGCGGCACGTTGACCGGCCTCTTGCAACTTCCCCTGACGCTGCCCACGCTCGATCAGCACGCGGTAAACAAGCTTTACGTGGACCAACGGGACGCCGTGATCCAGGGTGAGATCAGCGTCCTGGCGCAGGATTTGCTGTTCATCGGGCAATGCCACGTCGTCACCGATAGCACGTTGTTCACCGACGCCTCGGGTATCACGCCATCGCCGGGTCCGCTCCCGGCAGCTGTTCCCGGCTACAAGGGTTATTACGTCATCGTCGTGGATAACGGCAGGCCACCCGGCGTGTCGCATATCCCGGCGGACGACTACACATTGCATGATTGGTTGATCTGCGACGGCAGCGCGTGGGTGCACCTCAAGCTGGGGCTTAAGTTTTTCACCGCCGCCGAGATCGAGGTCATACCCGCCATCCAGGGCACCACCGACGTGCAGTCGGCGCTAACGTGGTTGAGCGTCAACAAGCTCAACAAGGCCGGGGATACGATGACCGGGCCGCTGCTCCTGGCAGCCGATCCCGCGAACCCAATGGGCGCGGCGACGAAGCAATACGTGGACGCCAACACCGGTAGCGTGGCGGGAGTCTACCTGCCCATAGCGGGCGGCAGCATGACCGGGCCGTTGCTTCTGTCCGGTGACCCCTCGAACAATCTGGGCGCGGCGACGAAACAATACGTGGACGCGAAGACCGGCACCGGGAGCGCCGCGTATCTGCCGCTCACGGGTGGCACGCTGGCGGGGCCGGGCAACCTGACCGTGAGCGGTGGCCTTACCGCCAATCAGAACCTGACCGTGACCGGAGACGCGGCGGTAGGTCAGATATTAACGGTGCGAGGCACGAACAACTATCCGCAACTGCAATTGTTCAACTCCGCTAACGCCGCCGATCAAAAGCGGGTCGTGATGTACTCCGATCCGACCGGTAGCCTGAACATGCAGTTCAACAGTGACTCGGGACTCGCGGCGAGCACGTTCTTCAGCGTCGCCCGTGGCAGCGGCTACACGATTACGAGCATGACGTTGACCGCGCCGGGCATAAATCTGACCGGGACGAACATAAACCTGAACGGCGCGGCGTGGGTGAGCGGCACGCTCTCGGGCAACGGGATCTATTCCAACGCGGGGTTCTCGCTCAACAACTCGGGTGGTGGCCTCACGTACGACAACAATTATTGTTACTACACACAGGACAGCAGTCGCTGGCAGTGGCGCTACACGCGGGCCAACGGGACGATGTCCTATGTCCGTGGCAGCGACTTCCTGGCGTTGTTCACCATCGATGGTGGTGGCAGTCTCAGCAATACAGGCAGTATGTCGGTCGGAAATGCTCTTTCCGTGGTCAACGGTGTATCCGCCGCCAGCCTTCAAATTTCGGGGGAGACCAACACCAATTCCATAATGAACCGGAGCGGCGCTTTCTACGTCGCTTCCAATTATAGTTATTATCTCGGGCGTGGCGGCGATGGCGTGTGGAGCTTCGTCGAGAACGGCACCGCCACCTGTTCCGTGGACGCCAGCGGCAGTCTGAGCGCCAAAAACGTCATCAGCGCCGGGACGAACGTGCACGCCAGGGGCGGTCTTTACGCTTCCGACGA